GTAAACAGCCCTACAGCCCTCTAAAATCCATGATGGATCTCAGAGTACTTCCCTCAATTGGGTGGTGCATCTGTGATAGCTAACGGTTTGTCAGCTTACTAGTGTAGATTTGTGAACGCTTAATGCTCATTAAAACCAGCATATCGCGTGCAAAAGGTAAGTGGTTGGGCTTACACCCCACACTTCTTTGGTATATAGGATCACTAAGACGAACAATCGCACTATTAAGACTAATAGGTCTCACAACTGGTTCATGCTGTGATACGATAGGTCTAGTGATAGACCGAACATCCTTGTATTCTGTCGAACCGATGTCTAATACTTGATAATGATTAGACTTCACTCCACAATGAGATTTTGGGAGGACGGAAACGGAACCCGTAAGGGGACAAGGGGCTCGGAAGAATGGATGATGGGAAAGATGCAACCGATGTAACCGAAAGTTATTTACGTTGAGATCACCCTGATGAATCCTTTTTACAGTCAAGAATAAAGATGTGAGAAGCCTTAATAGACTACTCGTCTAACCCTGACAGGGCACCTGCGGCCTTAACCTTAAAAATTAAGAAACCGAAGTTTTAGAGTCCAAAAACAATTAAAATACTGTAAACACAAATTTTAAATTAAAAAATTCGCGATTTGCATTCAGTATTATTAAGCGTCTTGGGAACCTAAATGGTGCGATCTCCGTAAAAAGAGGTCGTCCAGTAGTTACGATGTTTATCAACATTGCAATGCTACTGGGGTGACGTGGAAATTTGTCATTAGCTAAAGTTATTCTGTGCTTTGCTTCTAACGCCTCTCGTATTGCTAGGACCCAGTCTATAAAAGGACTGGTTCTTCAACTTAAAGTGGCGCAAGTTACTTTACAGCAATCCATGGGGGGTTACAAAGTACCAAATGTAACCTTATTAGGACAGCGTGTATCACGGAATGGACAGGGACTTCCAAGAAATTGGATACCTGCCGTGCATAGGGCACACCTTAGAAATGGGTCAATTCTCCATTTTAAGCTCTGGATGACACTTTTCGGATTATACAGAGTGTTAGGCTTTAAGGGGAAGGAATCCTTCCACTCAATTACTGATCCTCCTAGTAGAACATTTACGTTTTTACTAGGAGAATACAGTAGCTTCGTGTGTACAGTTTTTAGACAATTTGTCATAAACCTCTACCCACGGGCTAAAGTCTTCCACACTGGATTTTCCGGAAAGCAACTGAAAGCGCAAAAAATGCTGAAAACAGCCCCTTTCATTATCTCAAGCGCATCCCCTGCTTCGAAGAAGAAGAAGGATGCGGTTCGTCAAGGAACAGACGAATTCTCCATACTGTCAACATCACCTGCTGGAATCTTACTATCTGTGATAGTATGATTCCAATCAGAAAATGATGAAATTCGCCAATACTTATTTAATTGAGCGAAGATGACAGGGAACATCTGATTAATTAATCGGATGGAGGAATGGAATCGTTTACTACCCCCAGGGGTATTCACCGATTCTAAACCGGGAGTCTTGGGAAAACTTGGGTTGCTGCCTGAGGCGGCCGGGAAGATACGGGTAGTTGCGATGGTTGATTGTTGGACTCAATGGATGATGCGTCCATTGTATCTTGCGATCGCCGCGCTTCTACGTTGTATCCCCCAGGACGGAACCGAGGATCAAACCAGCTGTTATGAAAGATTATGGAAGAGATGTCCTAATGGACCTTTCTTTTGCTATGATCTTTCTTCAGCCACAGATAGACTTCCGCTTGTTTTCCAACAGGCATTGTTATCTGCAGTATTTGGATCCTGGTTTGCTACTATATGGGGCGTCTTACTGGTAGGACGACCATATTATGTACCTCAAGAATTAGGTACAGTTAGGCCTGAAAAGGTCTACTATCAAACCGGCCAGCCTATGGGAGCTAAATCTAGCTTTCATATGATGGCCCTTTTCCACCATACCGTTGTACAATGGGCTGCACACCGCCGTCAAGTGAGCCCAGGGGTATGATTCAAAGACTACTGTATTGTTGGAGATGACGTTGTAATCTCTAACGATGCAGTGGCGGCTGAATACCTTAAAATCATGGACGATTTAGGAGTCAAAGTTGGACTCCATAAAAGTCTCGTCTCTCCAGGACAGGTAGTTTGAAAGACTCGTCGATTGGTTTCTGAGTTTATCAAGAAAACTTGATATTCTCCAAGTCGTAATATGGAAAAACCATATTATGATGTATCTGCGTTGCCCATATCTATGTGATATATGGCTACGAAGGTACTGGGAAACGCAATTGACTTTGCTCGGACATACTCCCTGTCTCTGAATCAATTTTTGATTCTAAGAGGTGCAGGTTATAAGGTAAGAGGACGTATTATGTCCAGGTTCCATCTTTTACCAAGACGAACCCGACATAATATCTTGGCATACTATTCTCCACTAGGTGTTGAACCTAAATCTTTAAGCGAATGGGTCTCTATGAGATCCATTGTTTCTAGATATAAGTTTACACCTGGTAAGTTAAAAGTATTAATCTCTAATATACTTATCCAACAGTCCAAGGAAATTCTACGTAGTATGAATTCTCCCTCTTTCCTAGAGTTAACTAGGTGGACTAAGGATCTCATCACTGTTAAACGTGATAGAGAATATTATGGTACAACACCAAGGAAGGCGGATAGAATTAACTTATTCGAGGATCTATTTGTTTATCAGAACAATTTGGTCCGCGGATTTAGGAGATTCTTGACGCTTACCGATGATGAAAGTGCCATAGAATATCAATGTGAGTTTATTACCGAGCATAAAATTCAGGTGAACGCCCTAAGGGTCGATCGCCAGAATTATATACTTGATCAGCTCATTGAGTTGGTATATAGAGAAGTATACATGGATGTGATAATTGACATCCGTGATATACGCCAAGAAACCGAAGAAGTCGTTGAAAATGGGGCCACTGAGTACTCAATTGAACAATTTGAGAAACTTTGGGCAAAGATCCACGATCTTGATACTAGAATATCTTCTCTTCCATTACCGAAAGAGATATATACTCGTGTCGAGTCGGAGATTAAGTCCAGAGAATCGAAACTTGTAAAAAGCTGAGAACTCTTGGTAACCCCATTAAGGAGAACACGTTAAAACTCTCCGAGTGTTCATAATAGTCGGCTCTTGACAAGAGCTGTTGGAATGTAGTGATCCAAGACTACATCGGCTATTTTATCGGGCATAGAAATAACTATGCCTGTTGGAGTAGGGTGACCCAAGACCCTACCGATAAGAATGAACCCATTAACCCTAAGAAGTTGTGAATTTCTTAAGATTATAATGAAGTATTATGATTGGGAGTGTCGGAGAGAATCAACCAGGAAACAGAACCAACCGACTTAGGGACTAGAGCCCGATCCAAGAATTATCGAGTAAGAAAATTGAGGGGTAGTACCCGATGACTCGAGGCTGAAAGCTACGGCGGGAGCTGTAATGTAGTACGAGTCCGCGCGAATAATGCCTGCAGAGGGTAAGAGATTACCCTTGAGCTAGAAAATTGCTAGGCCCTTAAGTGGGTAAGTGAGACTACGGCAGGTGATAAATGGCGGTAATACCTACGGAACAGGAGCTAGTCCTTATTAACCACATATGTGTGAGGGAAACTGACCAGGTGTTAACATAAAGCCTTCTTTTCTTTTCTATGAAAAAGAAGAAAGTCTTTATGAAGAGACAACCTACAGCATCCTCTCTATGTGGCTTATAAGGAAGATAGGCTAACCTACCGATAGAGAGACTGATTAGATGGACCGGCTGCCGGGGCCACGACTACAAGTTATTAAGCTAATTCACCATAATAGTGAACTATTTACTTAAGAAATGCTATCAGACTTTCTGTAGGAAAGTATAACATGTGCCATATCTACGCGAGATATTGACTAGTAATGGGGGTAGAAACAGCCTTGATACTACTTAACACCGGGTGGTAACACACCGGATTAAGT